TGTAAGCAGAGTAGGCAGATTTAAGAAACCCTTCTTTGCCCGGCTTAATATGTTTTTGAAACCTTTTAAAATTTGCATTGTATTCTCCTAAGTTATTTGTATCCACAGCATTATCAATGTAATGTTGTAGTACGTTGTCAAGCATAGTAATTAAATCATCAATGAATAGAGGGTTCTCACTCCACTCATCAAAGTATTCTAAGTTTACGGAAGATAAACAACATACTGCTGTTCGTTCTTCGTTAGTAGGTAAAGTAATCTCAGAACATAGATTGCTCTGTTTGATTTCTAATCCTAAATCTTTTTGTTCTTTAGGTAATGCTTCATTACATGTGTCTATATTAATCATGTATGGCTCACCTGTCTCTGCTCTTGCATTGATGATCTGCCACCATAAGTCTCTAGCATTTACAATCTTTGTAGGTTCTTTAGTCTTAGGGTCAATCAATCTAAAGTCTGCATCTTCTTGTACAGCTTTCAAGAACTCATTGGTAATGTTGATACCATTATGAAGATTAAGATTCTTCCTGTTGATATCACCACCAGATTCTTTACGCATGTTAATGAACTCTTCAATCTCCGGATGAGATATGTCCATGTATGCAGCATACGAACCACGTCTTGTTGTGCCTTGGTTAAAGGCTAACATCTGAGAGTCTACAACGTGCATGAAAGGGATTGAACCAGTAGACTTACTACCGTGAGTAGTAGAAATACCATTACTCCTAATATCTCCCCAAAATCCACCGATACCTCCACCTGAACTTGCCAACCAAATATTCTCGTCATAGTGAGCAGATAAACCATCCCTGCTGTCAGGTACATAATTGAGGAAACAGCTAATAGGAAGACCACGACTTGTTCCCCCGTTACTAAGTATAGGAGTGCTAAACATGAACCAACAAGAGGAACTGTAGTGATAAAGTCTCTGAGCCAACTCAAAATCTGTGTGACCTTTGTAGGTTGCTCCGAAGACGGATGCTCTGGCAAATGCTTCTTGGGCATGTGTTTCATTCTCCCATAAGTATCTATCCTTGAGAGTGTCAAGGCTAAACTTATCTAATAGTTTTTCATTACTGTAATTAATTTTTATACCAAGATATTCCTTGATACCTACTTTATCATCTACCATTATGAGTTCTCTGTGTCGTGTACGTTAAGCATTATTATACCATAATGTAGTATTTTTAGCAAGTCTTTTCTGTTCTTTCCTTCTTTATTTCCATAACGTTTAGCGTACTTCATAATGTTACCAAGAGTAAAACCTTCTCCATGTCCAGAGTCAATGATGATATCTGTAGCTTGGTACTTATCAGAAGCATAGTGCTCTCCATATGTACCATCAATATAAGCCTGTAGTTCTTGTATTAGTTGTCCTTCATTAAATTTATAGTTCATTGTTTCTCCAATCATCAGGTAAAGTATCTTCACTATACCATCTAAAGTTATTTGTTTCAGCCCATTCAGCATGGGTACGTTTTGTTCCATCCTTCCTAACCTTTGCTCCCGGCATAGGAGAGAAAGGCTTTTGAAATAAGAATACTAATTCTGTATAGCTTTTGTTTAATGCTTCTCGTATATGTATGTACTTACTATACTCTGCATAATCCCAAAACCTACCTTTTGCTTCTAGTAATATTGTCTTCCCTTCTATCTTCTTTACAAAGTCTGGTTCGTATTTATGTTTAACAACATAGTTGACAACATCCCAATGGTGTTTCCAATCTTTAAGAATAGTTTGGTGCATATCAAATTCCCATGCACTATCATATCCTTTAGGTACGTTAATCTTTTTAGGTCTAGGTTTTCTTGGTACTCTTCTAGGCATTAAGGTCTCCAAGCGTTAGCTGTGGATTACGCTTTACTTGTTTGTAAAACCATCTTAAACTATAAGCACTCAATAGAAACTTATTGTTAGCAAAGATGTGAGTCTGTTCTGGCAAGAACTCATTAAGATTCTTTCTATTAATCTTAGATGTATCCTCTCCATCTGGAACCATAGTTCTTAACCACTCAATGAGTAGGTCTTCTGCTCTTCGTCTAAGTTGTTTGGCTTTTGTTGAACGCATTTGTTACCTCTATAACGTTAGGGATTTTAGGTGACTTTGTTAAGTACCTATATCCATTTGAATATTTAAACACACGTAAACCTTTGCCCTCATTAGAATCTTTATGACATTCAAACTTATGTCTGCAATACGTACACTCTCTAGGTAGCTGCATGTTACCAGACTTACCATCGGGAACAGGGCTATAACATAGTTCTGGTGGTGTTGCTAACTTAACAGCTTTCTTAATAGATGTAATCTTTTTCTTGATGTTAGGCTTATCAAAGTTATCAGGTCTATACAAAGCTAACTCACCTGACTCTTTATTAAGAGCAAGGAATCCACCTTTGTCTGTACCCTGTGCTTGTTCATACCCAGCAAGTTGAGCCATGTATCCAAACATATCATTCTCTGCTAATGTACCATCTTTAAATTTCTTAAAGGCATAGCCGGAAGCTGTCTTGATATCTACTACCTCACCATCAATAACACAGTCCATGTGTCCTTTGATACCAGATACTTTAATCTCTTTCTGTTCATCAGTAACATCATGTCCAGATAGCTTGATAAGAAATATAACTATCTCTTCAAGTAAATGTCCATATAAAAACTTAATGAATAAAGAGGGTGGCATCCTTTCCGGAGTACCTTCTGACTTCATATCAAACCATAGCTGTCGTGACTTCCTACCTATGTTAGACATACGTAAGGTTGCATCACCTCTTGGTTCAGGATGAGACCACTTGTAAAGTATCTCTTTCATAGACTCACCAAACTGGTCAATAGTCTTAGGGTCTAGATCAATGTGCTCACCATCAGCAAGTACACCTATCTTATTATATATATCTTCTACTAATGTGTCAAGAGTCTTTTTAGATTTAGTCATATTATTTTTTATGATTTACAAAATTTAATTTACGAGTGATTGGATTGTAATTTAAAAGTTTAACATTTAGTTCTACCTGCTCATCACTTCTAGTTCTACCTGACCTACCCGATTTAGTTTTAACATCAATAAGAGTTGTCTCTCCATTTTTAGTAGCAATCAAATCAACTGGACCGGTACAGCCACAGTTTTTAAAAACTTCATAGCCATTATCCCAAAGCCAAGTGACTGCATAAAATTCAGCCATGTCTCCTTTTCTATTATCTTGTGTATGATTAATGGGTGTCACTCCAATTACCTCCTACTTTATATTCGCCATCCATTGGACAGCGTAGATTAAAATGTTCACCTGCTTCTATAATACTTTTTACTGCTAACTCTCCAACAAAATCTGCTTGAGAATCTTTAACTTCTATCTGCCACTCATCATGGATGTTAGCAACAAATCTATAATCAATAGTGTTAAGCCTTAACAAATTATCTAAGTTGACTAATGCTTTCTTCATTAAGATTGCACCACCACCTTGAAGCAATGTATTCAAAGCCGAGTGTTTGTTTCTGATATACAACTTCCTACCATCTAATCCTTTGAGGTAATTTTTTGAAGCTGCTCTGTCAACTCGTTCCTTAAGAGACTTGTATGTTGGGAGACTACTAAGAAAGCGTTCTCGCAAGAGCTTACCTTCTGCTCTGCTTCCTTTAATGATGCTTCCAATCTTTTCATCTCCTGCTCCGTAAACGAGTGCGTAGATGAAAGTTTTAGCCTGATCTCTTGATTTAAGTCCAGCAAAGTTTTGGTTAGTCGTGTGAATGTCTCCATTAATAATTTCATTTATATACTCCTTATCATCCATATAATGTGCTAACATACGTAGCTCTAGTCCACTTGCATCTACACCTACAAGGCTGTAACCTTCTGGTACAGTCCAACATGATCTACATTCTTTACCATATGGACTGTGAATAGATGGAACCTGTGCAACGTTAGGGTTTCTATGTGTCATTCTTCCGGTAATAGTACCATTCGGAATAACAAAACCATGTATTCTACCATCATCTTTGACAGCTTCTACCCACGAATCAATCTGAGCTATACGCTTTTGCAGTAGTAAAAAGTCTGCAATAAGTTTTGCTTCATGGATATGAGTTATCTTAGATAATGTTTTCTCATCTACAATAGGCTGACCAGTAGGTGTAAACCTTTCAGGCTTCCAGCCAAAGTCTATAAGATATTCTCCAATCTGTTTACGAGAACCAAGATTAAACTCTTGTAAAGTTTGTCTCATAAAAGGATTGAAGTTGTTGGTATCTAAACAACGTTGATATTCTTCATCAGTCATACCACGCTTAGATAGATTACCATCTTTCTTGATGTAGGGTGTAACCTCTTTAGTGTCTACCCATTTAGGTTTAAATGTTTCGTGTACCTCTGACTCAATGAGTTGTTTCTTTTCTCTAAGCTCTGCTAATAAACTTAGGGCTGATTGCATATCAAAAGCAAAACCATCTTGCTCCTGTTGTTTCATAATCTTAGCAATGCCTTGTTCAATATCAATTGACTGAGGTGAGAAACCTTTTGATTCTTTGCGAAGTTCTTGTAGTACTCTAGTGTTTAACTGTACATCCCGTACACAATAGTTTAACATATCAGTAGAGTAATTAAGATAATCTTCAAACTCAATCTTAGGATAGCCTAACTTATAACCCCACGTTTCAAGACTGTGTCCACCATCACGTGTTGGATTAAAGAGTCTGGATAAAACTAAAGTGTCAATAAGTTTTTTATCACTAAGCTTTACTCCTCCAAACTTTTCTACAACTGGGATGTCAAATCCAATAATGTTATGACCAATCAGTCTGTCGGCTGTGGTAAGAAACTGATACCCTTCTTCTAACTTATTAGGTGGGAACTTAAATATCTCACCTGAGTCAGGATTCTGGGCAACGATACACCATACCTTTGTGGCATGGATATCATCTGTTTCTATATCAAATACTAAATCCATTAAAAGCCTTCATCCCCAGAGTTATCAAACTCTATGTCTTCGTTAGTTAATTCAGATAGTCTACCGGTTTCTGCATCATAGATAACTCTAGCTGCCATACCTACATCACCTGTGTATCTTGATTTAAGTACACGTAGTCTTGTAGTCCTAGCTTCATCTGGGTCGTCTGATTGTTGATTACGTTCTAATGCAATAACACAATCGGATAGTTGACCAATACTATTAGAGCCACGTAGATGAGAGAGACTTACTTCAATACCATTCTCGTGTCCTTTGTTTCCATCGACACGTCTGAGATGTGATACAAGTATAATCCCTGCACCAGTCTCTTCAACTAAACTTCTAAGTCTAGTCATAATAGAATCAATGGCTCGTCTCTCATCACCTTCATGTACTGCACT